ATAAATTTACTGCGGATTTGTAAACTGTGAATATAGAGTGAGATAGTAAGGACCGTTACCCTCATACCTGTATTGGATTGTAAGAGGTGTTTTGAATACCCATACAGAATCCCAATTGTTACCGGCGTATCCAGTGACATATTGATCCGAGGAGGGAGATTCCGTAATCGTTGGGCGTACACCACCACCAGATACGGCGTACTGGCTGTTAAGAATACTATCACCAGAACCGTGTTGTATTGACTGTGATACTTTTGTCATAATAGGAGCCGTAAAAATAACTTCACTACCAGCATCAATATCTGCCCAATTTTCTAACCATGTAAGAAAATTAGATCCAAGTGTATTAACCACACCAAATCCGCCAATAGCACGCACCATACGCCAGCTAAAACCGTTTACGTCGCCTAAGCCACTGGAAGGAGTAAAGCCTGGGAGGGTAGCAACATCCAAAACTCCGTTATAATACGTAAATGGAACAAGAACAGTGTGATTTATTGTACCATTGTGATAGGATAGTGACTTAATAGGAACAAAATTTGTAAGTACATTAGCGGTATTAGCGTATACCTTATTTACTGATGACATTCACTTTACTTACTATATTTTTTTAAAAAACCCGGGTACAAGTAAGAATGAGTATACAACCACAAATTAGTACTACAAAAGGGAACATTGCTACAATTTTTTCAGAGATAGTATCAACAACGACTGTACGAGATAATATATCAGTATATTTACTAAGTACAAATAATGAAGCCATATGGGTAAATGGTTTAGATTATCTAACTCCAAGTACTATCAGAACAATTGACCATTTGAATAAACAACTAACACAACAGCAATTATATTTATCGCAACTGAGACAATCTATTCGCTAATTCAGCAAAAACCCATAAAATTTGACGCAGTGCCGTCCGTTTAAAAGAAACTCATACAAAAAAGAAGAGATGCCGGTTTTATCACACTCGTCCGAAACTGAATCCATCGTCGGGATTCAGTTTGGGGTATTCAGCCCTGAAGAAATCCTAAGGCGTTCCGTATGCGAAATCACCAATCCCTCAACGGCTGAGGGTAAGTTGAATGGTCTCTTTGACCCGCGTATGGGCGTACTAGAGAATGGTAAGGTATGTCGTTCGTGCGGTCAGAATAATCACAGTTGCCCAGGTCACTTTGGACATTTTGTCCTCGCCCGCCCTGTTTACTACACTCAATTCTTCAAGCTGCTGATGAAGGTTCTCAACTGTGTCTGTTTCAAGTGCGGCAAGCTTCTTATTGATAAGCAGCGCCATCAGCATCTGCTCAAGCTCAAAGGCGAATCCCGATGGAAGATGGTAAAAGATGCGGCACAGGGTATTACTCGATGTGGTGAAGATGCTGAGGACGGATGTGGATCTCGTCAGCCAAATAAGTATCGTGAGGAGCCGGTACATAAGATTTATGCCGATTGGAAGAATCTACAACTCCCGGAAGGCGTCCAAGCCCCAGAGGGTGCGGTTGTAGATGCGGACGGTGTCATGAATCTCTCAATGCTTCTAGAACCAGAGTACGTACACCGTCTTCTACGTCGTATTACCGACGAAGATGTGGAATTTATGGGATTTAGTCGTCATTGGTGCCGCCCTGATTGGATGGTCTGTACTGTACTACCGATTCCGCCTCCACAGGTGCGTCCATCGGTGACTCAGGATAATAATCAGCGTGCCGAAGACGACTTGACGAGTAAGCTCATTGATATTATCAAGGTGAACAATACGTTGAAGAAGAAGCTTACGGATGAACCGAAGAAGCGTATGATTGATGAATGGACGAATTTGCTCCAGTACCATGTTGCCACGCTTGTGGACAACAATATTCCTGGTATCAGTCCTGCTGCTCAGCGCTCGGGACGTCTGCTCAAGTCGCTCCAACAGCGTTTGGGCTCTAAGGAAGGTCGTATCCGTTCAAACTTACAGGGAAAGCGCGTGGAGTATTCTGCCCGTTCGGTCATTACGCCGGACCCGAATATCTCCGTCAAAGAGCTCGGAATTCCTCTCAAGATTGCAACGAACCTCACGTTTCCTGAGAAGGTCACGCAGTTCAACATCGGTAAGCTGTATAAACTGATTCAGAATGGACCGGATGTATATCCAGGTGCGAAGACGATTCAGCGCAACGACGGTCGTACAATCAGCCTGAAGCATGTCAATGCGAAGTCGTTAGAGCTCTTTGAAGGCGACGTAGTCAATCGCCATCTCATGGACGGCGATGTGGTCCTGTTTAACCGACAGCCGTCGCTTCACCGCATGTCTATGATGGCACATATTGCGAAGATTCTGCCATATAATACATTCCGTCTCAATGTATTTGTAACGGCACCGTACAACGCCGATTTTGACGGTGATGAGATGAACTTACACGCTCCCCAGTCGGTAGAGACGGCGACGGAGCTACGTGAAATTGCCGCCGTCCCGCTACAAATCGTGAGCCCTCGTGAGTCGGTCCCTATTGTGTCAGTTGTACAGGATACGCTGGTGGGTGCCAACCGTTTCACACGATCTAACGTGCTCTTCACGAAGAAGGAGGCAATGAATCTGCTCGTTCACGCGAAGCGTTGGGAGGGCAAACTGCCCGCACCGGTGACGACAACTCCTCAGCCGATGTGGTCCGGTCAGCAACTCCTGTCGGCGCTTCTACCGCCGGTCAGCCTTCAGATGCCAAACAGCAGCTACAGCGATGAGGATAAGAAGAACCCACAATCACCGAATCTCGTCAAGATTCTCAATGGTGTGATTGAGCAGGGTATTCTAGATAAGTCGGTGTTCTCCAAGCAACTCATTCACATTATTTACAACGATTACGGTCCGGATATTACGGTGGATTTCCTGGATTCCCTACAAGCGATGATTGCGAATTTCCTGATGAATAGCGGTTTCTCGGTCGGCATCTCAGATCTTATTGCCGATCAGGCAACCAACGACGAAATCGGTATTGCGCTCAACAAGCTCACGAAGACAATTGAGGAGCAGATTCTCCAACTCCATACGGGACTGTTTGAGAACTCATCGGGTCGCAGCAATCAGGAAGAATTTGAATCAAAAGTCATGAATACGCTCAATAAGGCGGTAGGCGAGGCGGGTAAGATTGGCTTGAAGTCGCTCGCCGACACGAACCGAATGACGAACATGGTAAAGGCGGGGTCCAAGGGCTCAGATGTGAACGTTTCACAGATGATTGCCACCCTGGGTCAGCAGGCGATTGAAGGTAAGCGCGTACCGAACGGCTTCCAGCATCGCACCCTGCCCCACTTCAAGCGCTTTGACGACTCGGCGCAGGCACGTGGGTTCATCACGAGCTCGTATATTAAGGGACTCCAGCCCGATGAGTTCTTCTTCCACGCTATGTCAGGTCGTGAAGGTCTTATTGATACGGCTGTAAAGACGGCTGATACAGGTTATATGCAGCGCCAAATCCGTGTCGCCCTGGAAGACCTGATTACCCAGCACGACGGATCGGTGCGCGATACCAACGGCAATATGCTACAGGTATCGTACGGCGAGGACGGTATTAATGCGACAAAGCTGGAGAATCAACCGCTCCCACTCGCCACCATGAGCGACGCAGATATTATGACGTACGCCGCCGCTCCAGGTGCCCCAGGTGAAAAGGCGTACCAGGATGCGATGATTGAAGACCGTCGTATTATTGTAGAGAAGGTATTCGGATCCAAGCCCCAGAAGAACGTCCGCTCACCGGTTCACTTAGAACGTCTCATCTATGCAATCAAGTCGCAGTTTAGCCTTGACCCCGCCAACGTAGCGAATCCAGTCACTCCTACGGCAGTGTTAGAAGCCCAGGCAAAGATTCTAGCAAAGACGCACGCAAACAATAAGATTTGGACAGCACTTGTCCGCTACCATCTTGCCCCATCCCGTCTCACCTCCATCGGATACACACAGCCGGCGTTGGACGCACTTGCGGAGGAAATTGTCCTCAAGCACTGGAAGTCGTGGGTGGAGCCTGGACAGCCCGTAGGTGTGATTGCGGCACAGTCTATTGGTGAGCCGGCTACCCAGATGACGCTCAATACCTTTCACTTGGCTGGTGTAGCCGCCAAGTCCAACATGACCCGAGGTGTTCCTCGTCTCAAGGAGTTGCTCAAAGCGACTCGCAATCCAAAGGCAATTGAGTTAAATATTTCGCTCCGCCGTGACATCCGTGAAAAGAAGGAGGAAGCACGTCGTGTCTCTAAAGAGCTGGAATTCACACTGCTCCAGGATATTGTAACGGTTGCGCGTATTTACTACGACCCTCGTGATAATGAGACACTTATTACGGATGATGCGGACTGGCTGGCGTATCTAGCAGCGTACGAGAAGGCGACCGCCCCACTTGTGGCAGCCGAGGGCGTTTCGCAAGACCCTCTCAGTTCATCCCCTGTAACCGAAGAGGCAACGCCCGTCCAAGAAGAGCCCAAGTCGCCCTGGATTCTACGATTTGAACTGGACCGCGAACAAATGTTCAACAAGAACATTACGATGGATGATATCGCGCTCATTCTCAAGACGAAGTTCAGCAGTGATATTACAAGTATTTACACCGATTACAATGCGACTCGTCTCGTCTTCCGTATTCGGCTAACCAAGAGCGAAACCGCCAGCGATGACTTGAATACGCTCAAGGCACTTCAGAACAAGGTCCTCTCTTGTACGGCGATTCGTGGTATTCCTGGTCTCCGTTCGGTCAATTACCAGAAGGTTGCCGATACAGTAGAACTCAAGGACGGTAAGTATACGCCGGCAGAGCAGTATGTACTCATTAGCGACGGATCCAATTTCCTGGATGTCATGACACACCCTGATGTGGATCCCACCAAACTCATTTCCAGCAATGTTCACGATATGTTTGCGAATCTGGGTATTGAAGCGACGCGGGCGACCCTTTACAAGGAAATTACCACGCTCTTTGCCGAATCAGGCAGCTCGGTAAATTACCGCCACGTCTGTATTCTGTTGGACAAGATGTGTCACAAGGGACGCACAATGAGTATTGACCGCTACGGTATTAATAAGAACGACATTGGACCGCTTGCGAAGATGTCGTTTGAACAGACGGAGGATATCGCGCTTCGTGCCGCCATCTTTGGAGAGCGGGATCCTGTGCTGGGCGTAAGTTCGAAGGTGATGTTGGGTGCGCCGATTAAGGCAGGTACAGCGTTTTCGGAGCTCCTCTTTGACGAAGTGACGGCAGTTAAGTTTGCCGAAGATACTCCCGAACAGCACCCTGTAGAGTACGATAGCCTTGCGCCATTCACAACGGATGAGCAGAATGACGCACTCTATGGCGCCGATGATAATGGCGAGTGCTCAACCACCAATCTCCGTATTCCTATCAGCCTTCCAACGACGAAGCAGCACGCTGCGGTTAGCATGGAAGCTATTAATGAGGAAGAGGACGAGGGCGATGATATTATGATTTACGAATAATCTGCTGACCCAATAGATGGAGGTTGGTTATAAAGTATTTCCGCGGGGAAAGCGTTACGCATATATGGTAATCAACGGTAAGCCCGTCTTTTTGCGTAATATTGTGTTTATTCATAATGCCGAGAATCCGGATCAGGTAGTGATTGTACACGAATGGGGTATGTCGGATCATCGTTGGGAGCCGCCAAAGGGTCAGTTTGAATGGGACGAATTAGGAGCCATGCGCAAAGGTATGAAGATGACATATAAGCAAGTATTGGCGGCGATGCGACAGGGCGTCTTACGCGAGACGAAGGAGGAGGCGAAAATTATGCCCGCTGAGCTTATAAATCTTACACCGCTAGATGTCGCTTACGCACAAGACTGGGCGGAATCTGGATTGCCAAATGGTATGTTTATGTATCAGTTTTGGCACGCCACCATCACACCTGCCACTATGTTAGAAGCCCAGAAACGCACGAAAGAATTGGTGGATAATAAGGATTGGCGTCATTTGCTGCCGCCCGATGTATTGGAGAAAGATGATATACGTTGGTGGTCTCCTAACGAACGAAATGCCTACTCACACATTCGTGGAGGGTTTTCGCAAAAAATGACAGCACTTTATTTTGAATCACTGAATAAATCACGGAAGTAATAATATGGAATACAAGGTGTTAGAGGTATGGGGGACCGGTGGTCCTTCATCCATCCCACTAAGACCTAATACTGACCTACAACCGCCCAAACACGTGTATGTTTGTGCTTTGGAGAATCGTGCGCTTCAGCAGGCGAAAAACGAGATTAATCTCTTTTACCAAGAGGGTAAATGGGACGATTATAAGAAGGTAACGAATCCGTACGAGTATATCTTTCTCTCTTGGAATCGCCGGTCGTCCCGATCGGTTGCGACTCGCCAACCCCTTTCACGCTCTTATTTCAAAATGATTGAACTATGGAAGCGTCTCAACCTCACCACCGAACTGGCAGCATTTATGCAACCGAGTACCGGTATCGGATTACGCACAGCCCACGCCGCCGAGGGTCCTGG